AACGGCATTATCGACCTGGCCGACACCTTAACCGAAGCCTATCAAGGCAGGTATCGCCGATTGATTGATATTCAGTTATCTGCCAATGAAGGTGATGAGGCTATCGTAGATAAGCTGGACGCCCAACGCGACTGGTTACATAGCTATCGTTATGAGGCTATCCCAAAAGATGAAACCGCCTTGCATAACATCATCGACGAAATTGAAGGCTTGTACATGAGTACCGTCTATAAATTGCATTTTTTATCCTAGAAAGTGATGCGACCACTAGCAGCCCCACTTCGGTGGGGTTTTTTTTGCCTATTGCCTAACAGTCGAATTGCTCTGGCCGCTTTATATTGAGATTTCCAGTAAAGGCAAGAATCCCCGCCATGGGTTATTGGCCTCGCCTTACGCAAATCCGTATTCCAACACGATAAGTGGAGCTAGTAATGACTGAAATGATGATCGATTTAGAAAACCTTTCTGATAATCCAGAAGATTTGGCAAAAGCCTTTGAGCAATTGGAATCGGGTGACACACCTGCACCAAAAGCCGAAGAATCGCCAAAGGTCGAAGAATCGACAACCAAGCAAGACGAAGGGCAACAGCAAGAAACGCAAAAACAGAACGAACCCGAACCCGAAGGTATCGCTACAAAGGATGGCAAGCACGTTATCCCGTATTCGGTACTGAAAAGCGAACGCGATCAACGCACCCGCGCCGAGCAATTGGCCAAGGAAATGCAAGACCGTGTAACCGCTCTGGAAAAGATAGTTCAATCTGGAAATCAAGGGGCGAACAACGGTGAAAGCGCCCGCACCACTGAGCAATCGGCTGTGAATGATATATCCGATGAGGATTTAGAAGTTCTGAAAGAGGATTTTCCGACGGTGTACAAAGCGGTAATGGCGTCAATGGCTGCGGCCAAAGCGCTGGAAGCCAAACTAGTCCCCGTTGAAGAAAGTGTGAGAAGCCAAGAGGCGGAACGTGCGCAAAACGCTACCGAGTCGGTGCAAGAAGCGATTGATTCAGTGCCTAAGCTCGCACACATCCAAGCCAGTGATCCCGAAGCGTTCGAGTTGGCTCGCCAGTTCGACCAAACGCTACGCAATCAACCTGCTTGGGCTGAAAAGTCACTCTCAGAACGGTTTGCCAAAGTCGCCGAAATGGTGGAAGCGGCAATCGGCCCGATTGAAATGCCTGGTCAACAGTCAACTACGCAACCAAGTGCCGCCGAGCTACAAAAAGCAGCGCAAGCATTGGCCGCGCAAGCCGCCAAGAAGAACCGCACCAATGTGCCTACTTCGCTTTCTGAGGCAGCGGCAGGACAACACGCCGCCCAAGACGAACGGGAAGCTGCGGAAAACATGACAGCCCTACAACTGGCTGAGAAGTTTTCCAGCATGACACCCGATCAAATGGATGCGTATTTTCAAACTGTGTAAATAACGAGGACAAGCAATGTCTACCAATATCCCTGTCGGTTCCGCTCTCGCGCGGAAAATCTATTCAGTGGGTTTGTTCACTCGCGTGCAACACTCCCCTGGCTTTATGAATCTGTTGTCTGGCGAAATGCCGAAAGAAGGCTCATTCGCTGCTAAAACCAAAGGCCAAACAAGCCCTGATTACCCAATCGTAAAAGCGGGTGACTTGGCTAAAGGCGCTGGTGACACCGTATCGATTGACCTGTTCAACATTCTGCAAGGTAAGCCTGTCATGGGCGACACTCGTATTGAGGGTCGCATGATGCAGCTCACTTACTCAAGCATGGATGTTCGCATCGATCAAGTCCGTGGTGGTGCTGATTCCGGTGGTCGTATGACGCAAAAACGTACTGTCCACAACTTGCGTAATATCAGCATGGCGGGTATCCAAGCATGGATGCAACGTCTTGAAGATCAAACTGCCTTGGTTCACTTGGCAGGTGCCCGTGGTGCGCAATCAACCACTGACTGGGTTATCCCGGCTCAAGCTGATCCAGACTTTAGCGCAATCATGGTCAACAGCGTGAAAGCACCAACCAAAAATCGTTACTTCGCGGCAAACGATGCAACCGGCCCAGATGACATCGGTACCAACGATGCGTTGACCTTGCAAGACATCGACCGCATTGTGGCGCAATTGCGTGAAAGCCCGATTGTGATGCAGTCTGTCAAAGTCAAAGGCGACGACCGTGCTTGGAATGATCCTTTGTGGGTTATGTTCGTGACCGAACGCCAATGGTTGTACTTGCAAGCGCGTACCGGCCAAACCACTTGGAGACAAGCGGCGCAATATGCTTTCGAGCGTAAATCAGCGGCAGGCACCAACAAACATCCATTGTTCGACGCCTACGAAACCATCATGTGGAATGGCGTATTGATCAAACGTTTGAACCGTTATGCAATCCGTTTCGCTGCTGGCGACAACGTGATTAAAGATACCGGTGGTTCTGACGGCGGTACTTACACTGAAAGCACTGTGCAAACAGCGCAACCAGTAGACCGCGCGATCATTGTCGGTGCGCAAGCGATGGCTAAAGCCTACGGTAAATCGGCTTCTGATTACTTCTACGACTGGAGTGAAAAAGAAGTTGACCACGGCAACAGTATCGAAACGGTCGCAGCGGCTATGACTGGTTCAGCCAAAATCCGCTTCAAAATCGACGGCGCTGACACCGATTTTGGTGTAGCAGTAGTGGACTCTTATGCGCCTGATCCAGCATCAGCCGCAGGTCGCACACTGCTTGGCTCTTAATTAGTCTGGGGGTGGTAACGCGCCCCCATTCTGAACTTAACTTTTGGAGATTTGAACATGGCAACTATCAATGCCCCTTCTTTGCTTGATACCGTTTACAGCGGTGATTGCCCGTTGGCTAATGCCCACGGCTACATTACTTTGGCTAGTGCGGCGTCTGGCGACAAAGTACGCTTGAACAAAGTGTACGCAGGTACCAAGATTTATGACATTAAGTTGGTGAACGCTGCCCTTGGCGCCAGCACAACCGTGTCTTTGGGTTATGAGTACGTTAATGGCGAGTCCGGTGGTTCTGCTACCGCGTTATTGGCTGCAACATCCACTTCGTCTGCTGCGGCTACTCGTGAAGGTGCGGTTGCACCGGTCGTGTTGGCTTATGACGCTTACATCACCGCCACCATTGGCGGCGCTGTTGCATCCGGTCAGCTTGACGTAGTGACTACCTATGAATTCAAAGGCAAGTAATTGTCTTGAGTGAACGATGGGGGCTTGCCTTTGGCTTGCCCCTATTTTTTTGTTTGGAGAATAGAACATGACAAGACTTATTCCTTTGGTTTATGTCGGCAATAAACCCGCCGCTTACGACAATATCGCACGCTCCGGTAAAACCTGGCTCGGTAAAGGCGACGTGCAGGAAGTGACCGACGCACAAGCCAAATTGCTTTTGAAATATCCCGATCAATGGCAGCTTGAAAACCCCAAGGATCAAGCGGCAGTCGATAAGCCGGTATCCATTGCAGTGACCGATGAAGATGGCAACGATGTCACTATTGATCCAGAGGTGTTTTCCAAACCAATTGAAACGTTATCCAAGTCTGAGTTGGCCGCCTATGCCTTGAACAAATGGAACAAGGAACTAAGCACCAACAAAAGCAAAAAAGACATGATCGACCAGATTGAAGAATGGGAACGTGATTTAGATGTGTCGATTGGCGTGCCTGAATAGCAGTCAAATAGTCACAGGCAAGTGATACTAAGCTCACCATCAATAGGGCTTTAACCGTGGCAAATATCAAGTATTCAGAACTGCTCGACGAGGTGTTGCCGTCTTTGAACGCTGACCCGTCCGACCCTGTGACCGAAAACGCAATCAAGCGTGCGGTAATTGATTTTTGCGCGGGTTCTTGGATTTGGCAATATCTGCCTGACCCTATTGACGTGGTGGCGGGTGAAGCCTATTACGACCTTGAACCGCCCGCGAGCGCGGATGTCTCGGTGGTAATGAACGCGCTGCACAACAACGTGCCACTGGAAGCCAAAACCATTATCCAACTGGATGCAGAAATACCAGGCTGGCGCACAACCCAGACAACGCCCAAGTATTACGCCCAAATCGATACCGATCAAATCATCTTGGCCGGTATCCCAGAAGCCAATATCTACAAAGGGCTAACCATGACACTGGCACTGCAACCAAGTCAAAGCGCCACCAGTTTTCCGAAATGGATTTTTAGCCAATACATCTACGCATTGGCTGACGGCGCACTTGCCAAATTGATGCTTATGCCCAATAAGCCGTGGTCTGATCCGGCCAACGGGCTAGACCGTCGAACACGTTTTGAAGGCGCCATTGCAAACGCCCGTAACAACACTGTCAGTTCGCTGGGTCGATCTGCTGCTCGCGTTAAAGCGCAACACTAATCGAGAATTTTATGGCAACCGTAACCGTTACATCGATCATTTCAAAAGCGCAAACCATCTTACAAGACACCACTGGCGTTCGCTGGCCTGCCGATGAACTCCTTGGCTGGCTCAATGATGGACAGCGCGAAACCGTGTTGTTTAAACCGAACTCATGCGTCAAGAACATTCCCGTAAAACTGGCAACAGGCACCAAGCAATCACTGCCTGCCGACGCGGTGCAGTTGATTGACATTGTGCGCAACATGGGACTGGACGGAAACACCGCTGGGCGCTCAATCCGTATCGTGATGCGAGAAATTTTGGATGCGCAAGTACCCGACTGGCATATTGCCAATGCTGCGGCAACAGTCAAACACTACATCTATAACTTTCTTGATCCAAAGACGTTCTACGTTTATCCACCGCAACCTTCAATCAATCAAGGGTATGTTGAAGCGGTTTATGCCGCGACACCCGTTGACGCAACATTGGTAAGTACCATTTCCATCGATGACATTTACCAAACCGTGTTGCTCGACTACATGCTGTACCGCGCGTATAGCAAAGATACCGAGTACGCCGCTGACGTTAATCGCGCTGCGGCTCACCAGTCTGCCTATCTCGCTGCGCTTACCGGCAAAGCCAAGGTGGAAACGGGTGCTAACCCGAATTTTATGGCGCCAGCCAACCCTAACGTCACACCGAATCCAAGCTAACTGAAAGGAAAAATATCATGGGTGCTTTTAGTAATTACCTTGAAGAAAAAATCGTTGAGCATTTCTTGCGCAACAACGCCATTACACCGCCTACCACCGTTTACGTCGGCTTGTTCGAGTCTGATCCAGGTGAAGCGGTCGGCGGCACAGAAACCAGCTACACCGGTTACGCGCGTCAATCAGCCGCATGGACGTCAATTGATGCCAACGGCCAGACCAAAAACACAGCGGCGTTGACATTCCCAGCCAACGGTAATGCGTCGGCGTCTGTCACAATCACGCACTTGGCATTGTTTGATGCGGCGACCAACGGCAACCGTTTGTTTTATGCCCAATTGTCGGCACCAAAAACACTCAGCCCTGGCGACGTGTTGTCTTTCGCGGCTAACGCGATTGTCTTTG